GTGGGCGACCTGAAGGCCCTGCAGGTGAACTATCCCGCCGGTGAAGGCGTCGTCATCAAGTGGGACGACCTGAGCCTGGCCGAGGATGACCTGGTCAAGGTTGTCGGCCGTCAGTACGCCGGCCACGACATCACCGCTCCCGGCTGCCTGGTCAAGCTGACCAAGCCCGGCGCCTGATGAAGGTAAAACTGATTCAGGATTGTGCACCGTTCGGAAGGACCGGGGAGATCGTTGAGGTTTCCCCGGCTCATTTTGAATGGGTGACATCCCTCGGATATGCCGTACCGGTGACGGAAGCCAGGGAGCGGGCGGAAGCACCGAAGGCTGAGAAACCTGCTGAGAAGCCTGTGGCGAAGCCTGCGGCGAAGAAGAATACCAAATCCTCCGCGAAAAAGTAAATAATGCGGATTTGAAAGGAAGCAATGACGCATGAAGCTGATGATAGCTGTGCCAACCACAGACTATAACCACGCAGAGTTTACGCGCTGCCTGGGGAAACTGTGTATTGAACTGGCCCAGAACGGGACGGACGTCGATCTGCAGGTGCAGAGCGGGACGCTGGTGTATATCGCCAGGAACCGCCTGGCACGGAAAGCGATTGACCGCGGGTTTACCCATGTCCTGTGGCTGGACAGTGACATGACCTTCGGGCCGAACATCGTGGACGACCTGCTATTCTGCGGGAAGGACATGGTGTGCGGGGCGTTTGTGAGCAGGCGCCCGCAGTACAGGCCCTGTGTGTATTCCGACATATCGGATCCAGGAAACATGAAGCCGGTGGAAACCTTCGGCACGGAACCCTTCCGGGTGGACGGCTGCGGGTTTGCAACGGTCCTGACAACGACGGAGCTGCTGAAGGCGGTGTGGGACAGGTTCGGAACCTGCTTCCGGCCGACGGAGGACTACGGCGAGGATCTGGCGTTCTGCGACAGGGTGAAGAAGATCGGGCGCGAGATATGGTGCGAGCCGACCGTGCGGCAGGGGCACCTGGCCATTGTGCCGGTGTATCCCGGCGAGCATCTCTTCGGAGGTGCTGACGGATGATCCGCGTACTGATCGCCGCGCCGCTGCGGCAGGACCCGAAGATATTCAGGGAATACCAGAAGGGGTTGGACAGCCTCATCATACCGGACGGCGTAGAAGTCGACCGGTTTTTTGTTGTGAACAACTGCGACGAGGTCGTGCCGGAGATCCGGGACGCTGAGTACGTTGTGATCAACACGGAAGACTCCATGATGTACCGCGACCATTTCTGGACGGGCGAGCTGATCAGCGATATGTCCGGATACCGGAACCTGACGATCCGGAAGGCGCTGGATGGCGGGTATGATTACCTGCTCAGCGTGGACACGGACCTGGTGCTGGAACCGCACACCCTTGAATACCTGCTGAAGGCTGACAAGGACTGCGTGGCCGGGCTGTTCTGGACGAACGGCTGGAGCAACGCGTGGATGTACGACCAGTGCGACGTGAACAACCTGCCGGAATGGCATGTGCCAGGCACGTATCAGGTTGGCGGAACCGGGGCGCTGTTCCTGATCAAGCGGAAGGTACTGGAGGCGGGTGTTGACTACTCGCCGATCCCGAACCTGCGGAAAGCTGTGTTCGGAGAAGACAGGTACTTCTGCATCAGGGCGGTGTGCAACGGGTTCGAGATCTGGATCGACAGCCACTGCTACCCGGTACATCTTTACAAGGAACAGGACTACAGAAACTACATGGCGGGAGAGGTGAAACCATGTTTCAGGAAGTGAAAGACACGCTTCCGATCAGCGGCGACGATTACGACGCCCAGATCATTATGGAGATCAAAGCCTGTGCGCTTGACCTGACCACATCGGCAGAGATCACGCTGCCGGGCACGATCGCGATCACGCGGACGCAGAACCAGCAGGGCGTATGGACCATCACGGACACCAGCACCCTGACGGACGAGCTGATCATCACGGCGATCTCCGTGTGGTGCAACATGCGGATCGGAAACCCGCCGAACTATGACAACCTGCTGAAGGCTTACGAAAGCCTGAAGGGCCAGCTGCGGCTCAGCAAGTCTTACACACAGTATACGGCGGAGGTGGACGGGGAATGAGGATGTTGACCAGCTGCGTGCTGATCTCCTTCAACCCGGACGCGCACGAGGTCGGCACGGATCCGGTCGCCACGCGGCGGACGGTGAAATGCCAGGAGCTCAGCCTGACACAGGCGGAGATCTACCAGGCCGGCGGCACGGGCCTCAACCCGGAGGCGAAGCTGCTGATCCCGTATGACAGGGACTACAAGGGCGAGCGGGCGCTGGAGTACCGCGGAGAACGCTGGACCGTCCTGAGGGAGGACCCCTACAAGGACTGGAACGGCGTGATCCTGACGATCCGGCGGGTGAAGGGCAACAGCAGCGAACCGGAGGACCCGGTTGTTCCGCCGACGCAGGCGGAAGCGCAGGAGGTGGGATAAATGCCGGAAGAGTATACCAGCCTGGTGACTGCCCTGAAGGCGCTGACCCAGGGCGAAAGCCCGGATCCTGTGGTGAAGCTGCCGATGGCGGAGGATGACTGGAACACGCGGCCGGACACCGTGAGCTACGGAATCGTTCGGCTGGACTTCGAGGTGGACGCGCTGCAGGGCGACAACGTGAAGCAGTGCACAGCCTACGAAGGCAGTGTGGACCTGTACAGCATCAACCGGGACGGCGCCGGATGGGTGGACCTGATCACGGCCACGCTGACGGAACACTGCGAGAGCGCCTGGAGCCTGAACTATCACACATATGAACGCGACACGGGCCTGTTCCGTTGGGAATGGGCCTTCCAGGTGGAGGGGTAACAGATGTCCTTTTCTTTCGAGGTAGAGGGGATGGATGAGCTGATCCAGACGATGGAGAAGCTCCCACAGAAAGCCCGCAAGATTGCGGCAGAGGGCCTTTATGAAGGCGCCGGTTTAGTTGCTGACCAGGTCAGCGCGGCGGTACAGGGTATCGTCACAGCGCCATTCAAGTACGCCAAAGGCGGAAAGAAGCGGCTGCCATCCCCCGAAGAGAAAGCGATCCTGATGAACGCGCGGCACGGCGTCGCGAAGTTCAAGAACAACGGGCTGAGGATCGACACGAGCGTGGGTTACCAGAATTCCGGATACGCCGCGATTACCTGGAACCACGCAAAGACCGGCGCGAGCCGGACAAAGTACAAGAAGGGCGAAAACGGCAGAATGGTCCATGCGAGCCGGGGGACCGGGCAGAGCATGAAGCCGGTGCCGTTGATTGCCAACTCCATCAACCATGGAACGAGCTTCATGTCGAGGCAGCCGTTCCTGCGGAAGGCCTTCTCCCAATCTGAAGGCAAGGCGACCGCGGCCATCGAAAGCGGTATCCAGTCCAGGCTTGACGAGCTCAGCCTGGGCTAACTTTTTTACAAACGGAGGTAGAAAACTATGGCGAATCCCAATGTGGGTATGATGTATCCCGTATGGGCGCCGCTGAACACCCACACGGACGGCTCCATGCCGACCTATGGCAGCGGCACGGTGATCCAGGAAGCGCGGAACGCGACCGTCACCCGGACCTATAACAACAATCCGCTGTACGGCGACGACCGGATCGTGGACGACGACAACGGCCTGACCAGCCTGACCATGAGCTTCGAGAGCACGGGCCTTTCCGACAGCGACAGGAAGCTGCTGCTGGGCGAGGAAGACTACGGTACGAGCGGCGTCAGCGGCCAGTGGGTCAGCGACAACGAGACACCCTGGGGCGGCTTCGGCTACATCCGGAAGATGCGGCTGAACGGCGTAAAGAAATTTGAAGCCTGGATCACGCTGAAGATCAAGTTCCAGGAAGAGAGCCAGGCGACCACCACGAAGGAAGGCTCCATCAGCTGGGGCACGCCTACGCTGAACGGCACCGCCGCCGGTCTGTATGTGGACAGCACTGACAAACTGCGCTATCAGCTGCACAAGACCTTCAGCACGGCTGCAGACGCGAAGGCATGGCTGAACACCATGCTGAACGTGTCGACGACCTGACGGAGGCATACGGGGGCCCGGAGAGATCCGGGTCCCTGATTTTTCTTAACGAAAGGAAGCAAGGAAGCAATGACGGATATCAAGATCGGCGGGAGAAGTATTCCGCTTTTGTACACGACATACGAGCTGATCGCCATCCAGGAAGAGATCGGCTGCACAGGGCACCAGCTGAGGGACGAAGTGTTCGGGATCCGGCTGGAGGACGAGGACGACCCGACAAGCGTTGTTTTCGACTGTGTGAAGGATGGGAAGAAGACAAAGAACCTCGGCAAGCTGATCAGGATCCTGGGCAACGCCGGCCTGGAGGAAAAAGGTGAAGAGCCGGATCTGACGGACAAGTGGGTCCTGCGGAACATGAAGCCGGGGCTGATCATCGTCTACGCGCTGGCAGCGTATGGGGTTGTCAACGCCGGAAACCGGATGGAAGACGTGGACGGAAAGAACGAAGGCCCTGTGGATGAGGGCCTGGAGGAACAAGAGGCAAAAAAACCGCAAGGAAACTGACCTACCTGCGGGTCGTTTCCTATGGTCTGATCGCAGGGCTGCAGCGGAAGGAGATCGACCGGATGAGGCCGGGCGAAATCATCACGCTGTATATGTACAGACGGAAGTACGATCAGGAAACAGTAAGGATGTGAGCAGATGGCAGTCAATGCGAAACTTGGCGTCGACCTGACAAGTTTTGAATCCGGGATCAGGACAGGCCAGAGTATCCTGAAGGGCCTGAAGGCCGAAATGAAGGCAACGGAGGCCGAATTCAAGGCGACGGGCAACTCTGAGCAGCTGCTCGCAAACAAGACCAAAGTGCTGAACAGCCAGCTGCAGGCCCAGAAGGGTATCGCGGATCAGGCGAAGCAGGCGCTGAAGGCTATGGACGACGCCGGCGTGGAACCGACGGAAGCGGCCTACCAGAAA